CTGTGGAATGCCAATCAGGTGACCACTTCTGTTCCGAGAAAAAAGTAAGGGCGACAACGAGAGAGCCAAACGGGGCCACGTTCATGTTGCGCTGTGCCCAGTTGTCGTTGTCAGATGAGGCTCTAAGAAACATGACGGTCGGAATGGTTTATGACATGTATACGGAAAAGGCCAACGACCGCGAGAAATATCCGTTCAAAGCAACTCAGGAGGATATAACAGCATTCTTCGGAAAGGGGTGAGTTTGTGGCCAACAGAATAAAGGGCATAACCGTTGAAATTGGCGGTGACACTACAGGTCTATCCAAGGCGCTATCTGGGGTCAACAAGGAAATCACCTCAACCCAGAAGGGACTGAAGGATGTTGAAAAGCTTCTTAAGCTCGACCCGACAAATACCGAGCTTCTTCGACAGAAACACCAGATGCTCGGCAAAGAGATCGAGGCCACCAAAACTAAACTGGAAACACTTAAGGAAGCGGAAAAGCAGCTTCAGAATGCAGGTGTAGATAAAAACTCTGAACAGTTTATGGCTCTTGAAAGAGAGATCATAGACACAGAAAACGCCCTGCGCCAGCTTGAAACGCAGGCGTCCAAGTCTCATGTGGCACTGGCCAAGATTACTGCAGAGGCAGATAAAATAGCTGCTGGTGCCGACAAAGTTTACCAGAGCACCAAAATGGTATCTGGAGCAGCCCTTGCCCTTGGTGGTACAGCCGTCAAAGCATCTGCAGACTTTGAACAACAGCTCAGTAATGTGCAGGCACTATGCGGCGCAACTGAGGAAGAAATGGAACTCCTCCGGGACAAAGCAAAAGAGATGGGTGAAACGACCAAGTTCTCTGCTGCTGAGTCTGCGGAGGCTTTATCATATATGGCTTTGGCAGGATGGGACACCCAGCAAATGCTTGACGGTTTGCCGGGTATCATGTATCTTGCCGCAGCGTCAAATGAGGACTTGGCCACAACATCAGATATAGTAACTGATGCGCTTACCGCATTTAACCTCACCGCAGAAGACTCAGCACATTTTTCCGATGTACTCGCCGTGGCCATGTCCCATTCAAATACCACGGTCGGTATGTTGGGTGAGGCATTCAAGTATGTAGCACCACTTGCCGGTACGGCAGGATACTCTATTGAGGACACCGCTATTGCACTTGGCCTCATGGCCAATGCAGGTATTAAGAGTACACAGGCAGGTACCACTCTGCGTCAGGCATTGATGAACTTGGTTAGCCCGACCAAGAGCCAAAAAGATGCAATGGACGCCCTTGGCCTGAGCCTCACAAACAGCGACGGCAGCATGAAAACGCTGGACGAAGTGATGCAGATGCTTCGCCAGCAGTTTGCAGGACTGTCCGTCGATGTTGTTGATGCCGACGGCAATCTTCGTGAATACGAAGATATCATGGCTGACCTCGAAGCCCAGAACATTGACACTGCCACTGCTCAGAAAATGCAATATGCAGCTACCATTTTTGGCGCAAGAGGCCTCTCGGGTATGCTGGCTATTGTCAATGCAACCGAGGAAAGCTATCAGGGGCTTAAAGATTCCATATATGCCACTGTCGATGCAGAAGAGTCGGCAGCACAGCAGATGGCCAACATTCAGTTGGACAACCTCAATGGACAGATAACTTTGCTCAAGTCAGCCCTCGAAGGAGCAGCTATTTCCATAGGCGAAAAGCTGACCCCTTATATTGCCGGGTTGGTAGAAAAAGTGCAGGCAGCTGTTGACTGGTTTAACGGACTGACGGATGCACAGGTGGCACTGATAGCAAAAGCCATTTTGCTTGTTGCAGCAATTGCACCGGTGGCAAAAACAATTTCATTGATTGCATCAGGGGTGTCTGGGCTAACAGGCACAGTCATACCGGGTTGCATCAAGGCAGTGGATACCGTGTCAGAAAAGGTCATTCCAGCACTCGGAAAAGCAATGAGCTGGCTGCTGGCAAATCCGATGGCTTTGGTGGTCGCAGCAATTATTGCGCTAGTGGCGCTGATCGCCACAAAGGGCGATGAGATTCAGGGCTTGCTGAATAAGCTAAACGACTGGCTGCAGCGGATCTTCGCTAAAGACTTTACCGAAATTTTCGGGCCAATTCTGGGATCCGCGCTTAATGCATTCCTAGCTAATGTCCGAAATATATGGAATTCCGCAAAGCAGATATTTGATGGAATAATCAATTTTATCCGTGGTGTGTTTACCGGCGACTGGAAGCGGGCTTGGGAGGGTGTGAAGCAGATATTCTCCGGCGCATTCGGCGCACTGGCTTCTTTGGCAAAGGCACCGCTCAATGCACTGATTGGTTTGCTGAATGGCGCGATCGGCGGCATCAATCGTCTGATACGCGGCTTCAACAATATGGGCTTTACCATGCCGAGCTGGCTGGGCGGTGGATCGTGGCATCCTAGTATACCTACCATTGGCACAATCCCGTATCTGGCTTCAGGCGGCATACTCAGTAAGGGTTCCGCGATCGTAGGTGAAGCAGGGCCAGAGATTCTTACCATGCAGGGGTCACAGGCAGTCGTACAGCCCTTGACCAATAACAATACTACGACCCACAATTTCGGTGGGGTTACTATAAATGTTTATGGAGCTGCAGGACAAGACATCCATGAACTGGCGAATATCATAATGGATGAGATGCAGGCTGCAACAGACCGGAAAGGAGCTGTGTTTGCATAAACAGAATAATCTTCAATGGTAAAAGTAGCTCCGAATACGGGCTGTATGTCTCAGGGGAAGGTACCTTTAATTCCCCTGAGCTGGACACTATTTCATATTCCATCCCCGGCAGGAGCGGAGATATTATCGTGAGCAACAAACGCTACAAAAACGTGCTGGTGAAATACCCCGCGTTTATTCGCGCAAACTTCAAGGCTAACGCAGCCAAAGTAAGAGCATGGCTGTTGCAGCCGCAGGGTTATTGCCGCTTAGAGGACAGCTACCACCCTGATGAGTTCCGCATGGCAAAATTCTCCGGGCCACTGGACTTTGAGATGAGGTTTCTAAACCAGAGCGGTACATGCGAACTGCTCTTTGATTGCAAGCCGCAGCGTTTCCTCACAAGTGGTGAAGACCCCGTGGATATGGAAGTAGGTGCGGTGTTAATAAACCCCACTTTGTTTTACGCACTCCCGCTCATAAAGGTTAGTGGAACCGGAGCCGGAACCGTCACCGTGGGGCAGCAAACAGTCAGCTTTAGCGATATCGATGAATATGTCATTTTGGACTGTGACAGCCAGAACGCATACAAGAACTTGGAGAACAAAAACTGTACTATGACCGGTGCGTTCCCAGAACTTGCTCCCGGTGAGAACAACGTATCGTGGGACGGCGATATAACTGCCGTCGAGATCACACCAAGGTGGTGGACAGTATGAAGCTGTATTCTCCAACAGCAATAGATTTCACCAATAACGGTCTGGGGACACTTGTTGATGCAGTGTCCTGCTTGGTGAATCAGAAGATAAACGGTGAGTATGAGCTCACCATGAAATACCCAGTTACAGGGCAGCATTACGAAGACATCGGTCTGCGGTCAATTGTGACTGCAAAGGTGGATGCCATAAGTGATGATCAGCCCTTTAGAATATATAGGATAACCAAGCCGCTCAATGGCATCGTGACCATCTACGCACGTCACATTGCCTACGACATGAGCGGCATTGTTATTTCCCCTTATGAGGCAGACTCCCTTGGCCTCGCACTTTCTGGAATTAAGACTAACGCTACTACTGATTGCCCATTTTCTTTTGAAACGGATAAGGCAGTAGCGAGTCCATTCAAGCTTTCCACACCCAAAAATCTGTGGATGATGCTTGGCGGCAGTGAGGGCAGTATTCTGGATAAGTACAAAGGAGAATGGGAGTTCGATGGCTACAAGGCAAAGCTATGGAACCGGAGAGGCAGCGACCGAGGCGTTGCAATCAGATACGGAAAGAACATGACCAACGTGGAGCAGGATGCAAACTGCTCAAATGTTTATACCGGTGTGTACCCTTACTGGTATAACGCAGAAACCGATACGCTTGTCCAGCTGCCGGAGCGGATCATACGAGCTGCAGGCACTTACGGTTTTGACCGTATTCTTTCCCTTGACCTTACAGAGTTCTTTGAAGGTGTGCCCACAGAAGAACAGCTCCGTGAGCGCGGCGAAGCCTATATCGTGAACAATGACATCGGTGTTCCGACTGTAAGCTGGAAAGTGGAGTTCGTCACTTTGGAACAGTCTGAGGAATACAAAGGGATGCGCCTGCTTGAGAACATCTATCTTGGTGATACTGTGACCGTACAGTTTGAAAAGATGGGCATTGACGCCCGGGCAAGGGCGGTCGAGATACAGTACAACTCCCTTCTCGATAGGTATGAATCAGTCACCCTCGGCAGCATAAAAAACAACTTTGCGGATACCGTACTCGCCCAGCAGAAGGAAATTGCCAAAAAGCCCAGCAGGACTTTAGTAGAAAGCATAGTCAACACACTTACGGACGGCATCCTTGGAACGCTTGGTGGATCAGTCAGACTGATAGACACCAACAATGATGGCATGCCCGACGAACTGTATATAGCAGATAACCCTGACCCGGCACAGGCCGTAAAGGTATGGCGCTTCAACTATGAAGGCTGGGCAGCTTCGTCCAACGGCTATAATGGCCCATTCACCATGGGCGCAACTCTTGATTCGGGTCTGTTGGCCACAGCAATCACAGCAGCACATCTGACTGCCGGTACAATCCAGAGCGCAGATGGCGCTTCCTTCTATCTTAATCTTGATGAAAACATTCTCCGCATGGCCGCGCTTACAACCATCGAAAATAATGTCAGTAACATGGATAACCGTGTAGATGGCGTGGAGGAAAACCTCGATGAGCGCATATCCGAGGTTGAAGGTAATGTTGACACCCGCATAAACTCTGTAGAGCAGTCAGTAGATACACAGCTTACCAATATTTCAAGTAAGGTTGACGACCGGGTATCGGCGGTTGAAGCCAATGTCAACGCAAAGCTGGAGCCGCTATCAGAGCTAACAGACTATATTCAGGTTGGTAATCTTGGAACAGCAGATAACCCGCTCTTCGGTGTGAAGATTGGCAAAGCTGAGTGGTCAAATCTCTTCAAGAGTATTTTCACCGCAGCCGCCTTGGAATTCTACGAAGGTAATGAGCTTACAACCTTCCTCTCCAACAGAAAGCTGAATACCAACACCATACGCACTGCCATGCTTGAGCTGGTAGCGCAGGCGAATATGGCCGACCCGGACAGCGTTGACTGGCAGGTCACTCTGGATAACGGCTTTACCATTAGATACGTAGGTGCAGAATAATGGCAACATTTACAAACGCAATATCACTCACATCATTTAACGCATTCAATAATCAGTCGTATGGTGTTTTGAATGCTTACTGGAACGGTTGGGGTTCTACATATGGTTTCGTCGGTAACAGACCCTCTGTTCCTTGTTACTACACGTCGGCGTTCAAAGTTAAGACCGGCAGTTTTATAGGAACAGCAGAATCCATTACATTTTCGTTTGGAATGACTCTGGAATATGCTTCAACAATATATATCCGCGCTTCGCTTACCACGACCGACCCAACAAGCACAGGATCATATGTCGGTACCGATCTGGGGCCTGATACGGCAAGACTCGTGACTGGTGACTTTACTCTATCAGGGATAAACTCCACTGAGACGACCTTCAATATAACTCTCGCGTCCAGCTCAATTCAGCCGAATAAAACCTACTACATTATTCTGTCTGCTTACCCAACCAGCAATTCAAGTTACGCAAGAGTACTACCTGCAAACTTTTCCGGCTATGTCACATACTCAGCCGCTGCAACTGTAGTATCTGCAGGAAACGGCACCATCGGGTCAAGCCATTCAATAAGCATGACCAATGATGGCATGTCCCACAAACTCAGCTATAGCTTCCAAGGTCAGACAGGCTCAATTGGCACAACCACGAGCAGCACTTACATTTGGGTCATCCCGGCAAGTCTCGCAAACAGGATACCTGCAGCCACCTCCGGCACGTGCAGGATCTATTGCGAAAGCGATGCAGGCACGACTTATGTGGATATAACCTTGACCGTACCGGATACTTCTGCGTTTCGGCCTACAATCAGTTCTGTTTCAATAGGGCTGGATAACAGTGCAAGCACTGTGGTCGACGGCTGGGGAATTTATCTGCAGGGTTTTTCAAAGCTGATAATGAACGCGGCTGCGTCAGCAGGCTACTCAACAATAGCCAGCTGGCGCTTTGACTTTATAATAGGCAGTCTATCCGGCACATCGTCAGCTGCATCAATAAGCCTGAGCCAGACAAGCCCTATACTTATGCAGCCGGGTACTTATCCGGTATCACTCACAGTGACGGATGCTCGTGGTCGCATTGCTACGGCAGATGATTTTGCTTACTTCACAGTACACGAATACTCTACGCCAAATATTACTGACCCGGTAATGTATCGCTGTAATTCCTCAGGTGTTAGAGACGACGAGAACGGCACTTATCTATATTCCAACGGAACACCCACATACAGTTCTTGCAATGGCAAAAACTCTGTGACCGCACAGTTTCAGTATAAAGAGCGTTCTGCTGACAGCTATGTGACAGCAGCCTTCGGTCGTGTGGTTGGCGGTGGCAGTATAAATGTTCTCAAGTCATATAACATGCGCATAGTGGTAAGAGACGCACTGAACGTCTTTTACTATGACGGCATTGTTTCTACGCAGGCGGTTTCCATGAACATCAAGCCTGCACAGGATGGCGGTGTTTGTTTCGGCGGCTATGCCCAAGAGGATAAGAGTGTGGAGCTTGCAGATGGCTGGAAACTGAGAATACCCAGTCTGGACGATATCATGATTGGTGACACCCCACTCTCAGAGCTGATCGGCAGCGGAGGTAGCGGAGGCGGCAGCGCATCAAGTGCATATCCTGTCGGATCCATTTTCATTTCCACAGTATCTACTAACCCAGCAACCTTGCTTGGCTTTGGAGTGTGGGAGCAGATACAGGATACATTTCTTTTGGCTTGTGGATCTAAATACTCGGCAGGAGCAGTTGGCGGTGAAGAAAAACACACCCTAACTTCTACAGAGATTGCATCACACTATCATAGTGTGCCATCACATAGCCACAGCTTAAACTCGCATACTCATGCAGCTGGAACCCTTGCAACGGATAGCATAACCCACTTCCATTATGCATCACTATCACACGCAGCTTGTAACAACTTCAAAGGATACATGATGCGTGACAATGGTACCACATCCTATTCCGGTGAGTACGCAGCCGCAGGTAATTCAGCGGCTAAAGGCTTTTCGATGGATACCTCTATGAGTATCAGTGTTGGTAATAACACACATAGCCATGCCTTAACCGGAGAAACAGGAGGTGCAGGTGGCACCACAGGAACTTACGGAGGCAATACAGGCAATTCAGGTAGTGGCGTTGCTCACAACAATATGCCACCATACCTCGCTGTCTACGTTTGGAAGCGCATGCCTGACAACTACGTGCCTGTACAGGCAACTTATTCTGTGACCGCAGTATCTGGTTCTAGCTACGGATTTGTGCTCAATTCCAATGGCTATTATGAGTCCACCAATAAAGGCGTCGATGGCTCTTACGCAATTTGCAAGCTTACATTCAATGCGCAGGGCAAGACACTTTATCTGGACTGCATCAACTTTGCAGAAGGCTCGTGGGACTTTGGCTTGATAGGCAATGTTGATACGACACTGGCACTGAGCAATGCCACAGACACCTCTGTGCTTAAAAGCTTCAGTGGTTTGCAGTCGGCAGATGTTGTTTCCGTACAGGTGGGTGCTTATACCGGTGAGCATTACCTGTACATCAAATATAAGAAGGACGACAGCGTGAACAGTAACAATGACTCGCTGCAGTTCAAAGTACGTTTTGTATAAAAAGAAAAGGAGAAAACAAATGAAAGAATTTTGGAATGTAATTCAGCTGGTCTTCACAACCCTCGGCGGTTGGCTCGGTTGGTACCTTGGTGGCGTCGATGGCCCTCTCTACGCACTGATCGCATTTGTTGTCGTGGACTACATCACCGGCGTAATGTGCGCCATCAACGACAAGAACCTCTCAAGCTCCGTAGGCTTCCGAGGTATCTGCCGCAAGGTACTTATTTTCACTCTTGTAGGTATTGCAAATATTCTGGATACGCAGGTAATTGGTAACGGTAGTGTGCTTCGCACCGCCGTTATTTTCTTTTACATTTCTAACGAAGGCATCTCCCTGCTGGAGAACGCTGCGCATCTTGGCCTGCCTATTCCTGAAAAACTCAAAGAAGTACTGCAGCATCTGCACGACAGGGAAAATGCTAAGCATGAGGATGTAAACGATGAATCTGCATAAGCTCTTCCTCACGGAGAACGCTTGCTATAAAGCCGGTGGCACCATAAATGTCACCGGCATTATGGTACATTCAACCGGAGCAAACAATCCCTGGCTCAAACGCTATGTTGGACCCGATGATGGCTTGCTTGGTGAGAACCAATACAACAATCACTGGAACACACCCAGACCCGAAGGTGGGCAGCAGGTTTGTGTTCATGCTTTCATTGGCAAGCTGGCTGACGGCAGCATTGCAACTTACCAGACTCTCCCGTGGAATCACCGTGGCTGGCATGCAGGCGGTGCAGCCAACAACTCCCATATCAGTTTTGAAATATGTGAAGACGGCCTTTACGATGGCACCTATTTTGCAAAGGTGTATCGTGAGGCCGTCGAGCTTTGCGCCTATCTTTGTCAGATGTTTGGGCTTACAGAAAGAAACGTCATTTGTCATAGTGAAGGTGCCCAGCAGGGCATAGCATCAACTCATGGGGATGTAATGCACTGGTTTCCTATCCACGGCAAGAGCATGGACAGCTTCCGTGTGGATCTGAAGAAACTGCTGGAAGGACAGCAGGATCAGCCGGAAGAAACAGAAAAGCAGGAACCCGAGGAAAATGTTCCGCAGCTGAGAGATGAGTTTACTGTGGGGACAATGGTCGAGTTTTCCAATGCAGCTGATAAGTACAATCCTGAGTCAAAAGCCATCCCGGCATGGGCAAAGAGCGATTATTATCACATCATCACTCAGACTGAGTTCAAAGGCAAGCCGGTCATAAAAGGCAGCAAGCGCTGTGTGCTGCTTGGCCAGATGGTGAAAAAAGCTGGTGGCGATGTGGTTGCAGGCGTCAATACATGGACAGACATAGATTACCTTATACCCGTAAAGGAGGCCGAGCAGGAAGTGACACGTGAATACATGGTGCAATCCGGCGATACACTGTGGGGGATCGCAAAGAAGATCCTTGGATCAGGGGCGCGGTATGTTGAGATCGTACATCTCAATGGTCTGAAAACCAGCACCATCCATAAAGGGCAGATATTAAAACTGACTGATAAGTAAGGAGGATAACATGAGCAATACTGCAAAATGTAGGAAAGGATTCGTGGAGGCACTGTTTATGCACCTTTGGATGGCAGGTGAAGTGTCTACAGAGCAGCGTGATACCATTCCCAAAAACTTTGAAAAGACACCGTATTTCGGCAATTGCTAACAATCTGTGTTCTTTTGGTTTTGGACTGGATTTCCTCCTACCTTTCTGATACCTTTGCCCCTGCCTCTAAGGCGGGGGCAAAAAAATTTAAGCATGTTCAAGTCCAATACATAGAAGGAGGAAGAAACAATGGGAAAGCCCAAAAAGCGTGTGGTCACCTATGTTCGAGTATCCTCTTCAAGTAAAGCTCAGCTTCACAGCTATGAGTTCCAAGAAGAATACTGGAGAGGAAGATTCGAGGATGACCCTGAAATGGAGCTTATCAGCATATACGCTGATAGGGGCATAAGTGGCAGCAGCGTGTACAAGCGGCCTCAGTTCTTAACCATGATGCAGGATGCCCGCGACGGTAAGTTCGATGTTGTCTACACAAAGTCAGTATCCCGCTTCGCAAGGAACACTGTACAACTGCTGGAGGCAGTTAGAGAACTGCGCGACCTCGGTATCGAGGTGGTATTTGAGAAAGAGCAGATCAGCACATTCCAGCCAACTAGTGAGCTCTTCCTCACAATCGCAGCAACGGTGGCTGAAAACGACCTGCAGGTAGACTCGGAGAGGCAGAAATGGTCTGTAAGGCACAGGTTTGAAAATGGCTGGATATGCATTGGCTGTGGAATGTACGGATACACGATGACTGAGGACAATAACTTGGTGATCGTGGAGGACGAGGCCAAGGTTATACGGCGCATCTTTGATATGTACCTCAAGGGCGTTGGACTCAGTACGATTGCGAAAACCCTGAATGAGAAAGGTATACGCAACTTTGTTGGGCATGCATGGAGGCCTACCAGTGTAAGCCTCATTTTGGATAATGAGAAATACATGGGCGACTCCATGATGGGAAAAAGCACAACCATAGATGGTATCCGTTACGACAATATGGATGGCAAGTATGGAAAGAGATATTACATGGAAGATACCCATGAAGGCATCGTGAGCAAAGAAGTGTTTAACCAAGTGCAGCAGATGCGCTTGGCTCGAAGAAATTACAAGCTGTATCGCCAGAAAAGACCCGAATATCCCTTCACAGGGGTGGTGGAGTGTGGTGAGTGCGGAAAGCATTACCAGCACAAAGTAAACAATAGCGGCAAAAAGTGGCGGACGGACGTGTGGGTCTGCGCCACACAGTTAAAAACAAGTGTCGCTGACTGCGGCTGTAATCGTCTAAAAGACACTGTGCTGAGAGAGAAGTTTATGGAAGCATACAACGAGTTCGTGATAAACCGCCCACAGGGAGCAGATGTAGATATGCTGCAGCAGGTTATATCCACCTTATGGCAGGAAGAAAGAGAGTTGGCTGGCCTCTATGTACAAAGGTTAATCCCGGAAAGCGCATTCCGTACTGAGCAGCGCCGGATCAAAATGCAGATAGCAGAAAACACAGCAAAAATTGAAGAATTAAGAGGGAAAACAGTTCGCGAAAGCGATTTTGGCATAATAGCCGAGTTCGACCCTGATAAGGTTGAAAAGTTCATCACGAAGGTCATTGTACGAAAAGGTACGGTGACCTTCGTGTTCTATAACGGGGTAGAGATAACGAAGCCCTTCACAAATGGCCCAGCAGGTAATCAAAAAGGATGGATGCAGAAGAAGGAGGCAGCAGCATGTCAGTAACTACAAGAAGAGTAGTACGAGAAATACCACGCGCAGCAATTATCCAGATGGAGCTGCCGCAGATTGAACGTGATGTGGTCGCCGCATACGCCAGAGTATCAACAGAAAAGGAAGAGCAGGAAGATAGCTTCGAAAGGCAGGTCAGCCACTACACAGCCCTAATAACATCCAAGCCGGAATGGAAGTTCGGTGGTATCTACGCAGATCCTGGCATCACCGGCACAAGGGCTGAAAAACGACCAGACTTCATGCGCATGATCAATGATTGCCGAGCTGGCAAGATAAATAAGGTGCTGGTTAAGTCAATAAGCCGTTTCGCCAGAAACACAGTTGACGCTCTAAACTATATCCGTGAGCTCAAGGACTTGGGGATCAGCGTGTACTTTGAGAATGAAAACATAGATACTATGACACCGGGCGGTGAAGTGTTACTGACCATACTCGCAGCCATGGCAGAGCAGGAGTCACGCACCATGTCCACCAATATAAAATGGAGCTATCAGAAGAAATTTCAGAGCGGTGAGGTTACCTTGAACACAGGACTTATGCTTGGGTATAAAAGAGCAGCAAAGAATGATGAGGATGGACATGCGGTATATGTGATAGATGAGCAGGAAGCGCGTGTCGTCCGCCGTATATACAGAGAATACCTTGCTGGGACAACACTTACACGTATATGCCGGGGCTTGGAAGCAGACGGTATAAAAACAAAACTCGGCAAAGACAAGTGGCAGACCAGCGTAATACGGAATATTCTCTCAAATGAAAAGTATACAGGCAATGCTATACTGGGCAAGACATTCAAACCTGATGTTCTCTCTAAAAGGAGATACAAAAATACTGGACAGGTTCCGATGTACTATGCAGAGAATACACATCCCGCAATCATAGAAAAACAAATGTTTGACCTCGTGCAGGAAGAGATGAAGCAGAGGAAGGATGAAAAAGTAAGTGCTGTAGGTACAGGCAGATACACAAGTAAATATCCTTTCAGCGGTCTTCTGATATGCGCTGAATGTGGCCACAAACTAAGACGACATGTTCGAAGAGTTGGTAGCGGTAAGCTAGTGCCAGCTTGGGCGTGCAGTGAGAGGGTAAAAAATGGTAGAGCGGTCTGCGACTCACATCATGTAAACGAAGAAACCCTGCAACGCACATATACAACAGCGATCAGGAACATGCTCGGTGATATAGACAGCCTCATGGAAGCGGTCAAGGATAGCGCTCGACAGGCCATACAGCCTAACAACAAGGCAGCACTGCAGCGGGTGGAGCAGGAAATCATTGAGATTCAGGAACAGGTACTCGCTCTCCATAAACTCAAACAGCAGCGTGGCGTCTCAGCGGCAGACTATGCTGCACAGGTCAAAGCCTACAGTGAACAGCTGCAAGCACTGGAAAGTAAGCAGGCAGAACTGCAGACAACAGAAAACAAGTACAGTTCAGTCAAGCTGTGGCTTGAGAACTTTGCAGAGCATATCAAAAGCGGTGAGATCATGAATGCAGATGACAGCATGGTCATGAAGCAACTGGTGCAGCAGATTGTCGTAGGCGATGAAGGCATAGAGATACAGCTGCAGTGCGGCGTGAGCATAAAACAGGAGTATGTATAAGTAAAAGGCCTCGGTGTCCAGACGGATACCGAGGCCTTTTTTCGTTTGATGTCGCAAAAAAGTAACAGCAGACTTCTTGAGCGTAATTTATGGTTGAAACTGAGAATTTTCCTGATATGCTGAATTTAAAGGGTTGTTTATTGGACAGATAGGAGCGTAGGCTGAGAGTACAAGGTAGGAAAATAGTATTCTCAAGGAGGTAAAGGTTATGGCATTTAAGATCGGATTTGCAGCGGAAAGTTCAGACAACAAGCCCAGCGAAACTACATACCCCGCATGGAAGGCACCCAATGTGCCCCGAAAGTCTGTGGTACAGGTTTACTTTGCAGGCAAGAATACTACACTTGCTTATTACAACGACCAGTTTGACTTGCACTGCGGTGACTTAGTTTATGTTGACGGTAAGCTGGAAGGGCAGCGTGGCCGCGTCACCGATGTGAACTATAACTTCAAAATTAAGGTGTCTGACTATAAGCGCGTTATTGCGCTGGTAGATACAACGGTCAACGGTCAGTTCTACATGGCTGGGTCTCACTTCGTCACCTTCGACCGTGCAGCTCTGCCCAGCAGCAAAGTGGTTACTTGGTTTAAATCACCGATGAAAGAAGATGAAGAGATTGTCAGCGGCAGCGACGATAGTTCCTTTAATCTGGATGACCTCAAAGGCTTCAAGGTTAGTCCTGCTATAGCAGAGCGTGGTCATGAGTACTACATGGAGAGCAGGGTCAGGTACATAAGCATCGACGGAAATAAAGGTTACGCCATCGTGGAAGGAAGCGACAGCTACGAGGTAGAGTTCAGATACAGCAATGGTGGGATCAGTGGTCTTGTCTGCACTTGCTTCTGCAGCTACAACTGCAAGCATGAGTTTGCGGCAATGCTGCAGCTGAAAGAAACGTTGGAGCTTATCGAAAAGCACTATGCAGCAGAGTATGAGCGTACAGGTTATTTTGCAGCAGTGGCCAAGGGAACATTGTTTGCCTTTGCCATAGACGGCAAAGAAACCGGTAGCTTTACAGTATAAACATTCAGGAGGTAAATTAAATGGGTGAAATATTTAAGTTTGAGTTTAAAAAGGACGATAGCCTTAAGTTTTCTGTTGAGGTAAGTACCAGCGATGAGCCGGACATTGATGAAATGACCGTGGAAGAACTGCAGGAGTACCGCGAAAAGCTGGAGCAGCAGATTGAAGAGCTTGATCAAAAAGAGCCAGAGGATGACGAAAGCGAAGAATATGATGAGTGGGCAGATGAACACGAAGAGCTTGAAAATCTGCTTGATGATGTCTTAGATAAGCTGGATGAACTGAAAGAATAGTAACAATTTTCTATATTATTTGGAATTAAGTGTGTTTGTTATTTTATTTCTGAGGTCTTTGAATGCATGAATCCGATTTGGCATCACTTGAATTCAACCCCAAACTATGGAACATTGCGGTTGACCATGCGGTGATACGTAAAACCGGTACCATTGCATTCCACTTGATAAACGGCATGGAAATCACTGC